ACTGGATTCGACCGCACCAGTTCAACGATGGGCTGGCTCCGGCTCAGGCCGAGAAAAAACTTAACGTCGTGTCCGGGATTAGTTGACCACTACAGTTCCTACCACCAGCAAGGAAAGTAATATGCTCGTATGAAGGTTCCAATGATCGATACACACCATGCTCTTCTGCGTATTGACGAAGGTGCCGATTGCAGCCCAGATCCCAACTGGCCACCTCAATATTCCAACCCATTTTCACGGCTCTTTTCAGCGCCGGGATGAAGCCTTCGCCATCCAAATGACCATTGCCGTCACCCGTCAAAAGCAGGATTGTTCCAGGTGCGTCTGCGTCAACCAAGCGCTTCAGCATGGAGTATTGTATGGCTTGATCCACCGCTATCTCGCCGCCTCCGATAGCTCCTCGTTCCTGTACCTCGACCTTTACTCTAAGGTTGTCAAAATAGCTCCACAATATGTCATTGTTTGGTGGAAGCGATCCCCCAACAAATGCAAAATCCATTTGCCGACCGTCGACAACAGTCATCAGCAACTTCTTGAAATGAACTCGAAACTCACGCTCGTGGCCGGGCTCTTTGAGGCTGCAATAGTTTTTCCCCACAAGCCAGATGTTGGAGTTATCCCAAAAAACGTTCAATGACATGTGCTTCTCCTTGCCTATTGATGATCCCTATTATTTTCCTACTTAGTCCGGCTTACAGATCAGGCCTATTTTCTTGGCCTCTTCGCGGGCTGCCTTGTAACCATCCAACGGGTATGAAGGCCACCCGGAGGGCATGCAAAATCCCTGACGTCGCTCCTGAGATCGGAACAGCGCATACCATCCATCGTTTCGGTTGAAAACCCAGCCGGATAGCCCAGTAGTTTGAAACTGGTCGTGTGTGACATCGATGATGAAATCACCGACTTCAAACCATGCGTGGGACACACCGCTTTTCAGCTTAGGGTGGCGTTTACCGCAGACGTACTCACCTTCGAATTGGAGCGCCTCCCAAACTACTCGCCCCACGATGTCGGAAGCGACACCGCACGCGCTTGAGGGGAAACCATTAAAGGTCGAACCCTTTGAATCAACGAGGCTCATAAGCCCTACACGGCATGCAAAGGCTACTTTCTCAAGTTCTGTCCTGACTGCACTCATAGGTCTTTTCCCCTAAACGGCCTTCACGGCAGCCCGTGCCTTGTCGTGAAGGTGCCGCCATTTACTAGACGTAGTGGCCGATCAGCTGCGTCGGCACACCAGATATTGTGTCGCAACTCCTAAACGGTCAGCCATGCCGTCCGCGTCCAAGGGATGCACCTGCATAAGTCCGTGCACCTGCTCTATTGCACGCTGCTTTTGAGACTTTGAAAGCTTCATCAGTTGCCCTTTGTGCTGTGGCGACGCTTCATATTTTTCTCCCAGCACACACTGACAAGGACCGCATACCAGAAAACTAGGACAGCCCAAGCCCACCAATGCCACTGACGCGGATCTGGACTCACCTGCAGAGCGAAATAGGCGTATACCAACGCTGTGATCGCTATCAGATTTCGAAACAAGCTCGCCAAAGTCATAGGCCATTTTTCCATTAACTTTGGACTCAGTGAATGAAGGGGTTCTACCTAAGGCCTTGGCTATGGATGTTCCGCTGTCGCGTTACGATCGAATTAGCCCAAATCTCGGCCATCGAGTGATCGCTTTGCGACAGCGCATCGTTAAGTCGCTTTACGTCGCTCTCACGGTCGCGATAGTCGATCTGTTCTGCATTCACTTGGTCGATCAGCGCTTGCAGGCCTGCAGGTAACCCATGGGCCTGCGTATGACGGCATGCCTGCTGTCGCTTGATGATCGAGTTTGCCCAAATCTCAGCCATCGAGTGATCGCTTTGCGACAGCGCATCGTCAAGTCNCTTTACGTCGCTCTCACGGTCGCGGTAGTCGATCTGTTCTGCATTCACTTGGTCGATCAACGCCTGCAGGCCTGCAGGTAACCCATGGGCCTGCGTATGACGGCATGCCTGCTGTCGCTTAATGATCGAGGTTGCCCAAATCTCAGCCATCAAATGATCGCCTTGCGACAGCGCATCGCTAAGTCGCTTTACGTCGCTCTCACGGTCGAGATAATCGATCGCATCGCGGTTGATCGTAGTTATCAGTTCATTCAGCGATGCAGGCAGTCCTGAGACACTATCTATCATGGGTGGGAGTCCTTGCGTGTGATGTGAGGCTGCGTTCTACGGCCTCGGCCCAGCGCTTGGCTGGGCTTGGGCATCTCTCGCGTGCGAGAAACGATTTCCGGTCACTCGTACTTCGTGAGGGCAGAAGGTGTGACATCCAGAACACGGGCAATCTCGCTCTTGTTGAGCCCCGCCCCTCTCAAAATGTGATAAAGATTCTTGCCATCTTCGGTAATCCTGCCACTCTCTGTTTTTGCTACGCCGAGAATTCGGTCAAGGATGGCTCCCTTCTCTTCAAGGGCCTCTATCTGCTTCTGTATTGGGCTTTTAACCTTAGCCTTGGTCATCTTTTCCACCTTCAAAAAAGTCAAATCGACTGCACATAGTATCGATTACCCACTAAAAATCCGTCAACAAAATATTTAAAACATTTCTATTTTATTTAAAACATCATCAACCCAATGCAACCTCAAAAGCCCATCGCAAGGTGTCATGATCAACCGTGAAATACGGCTTGCAGTGATCAAGCTCGGTGTGTCCTAACAGGGTCTGTACAACGGCAGCCAGCACCGTAGCTGCTAGGGTGCGCTTACCGCTGTGCGACAATCCGCCCTTGATGCCTGCTTGGCGATAAAGCGACTGAACGTCCGTTGCAGGCTGTCACAGCACCTATACACCTCTGGCCCGCTTTCGAGCATCCGATGCTTGAACGCCAACTCGAAAGCCTCGCCTTTGAAGGTCATGACCAGCTTCAAACCAGGGCGCAGGCCACGATATTCGGCAGCGCCTGAATAGCCCCACCGCCGATTCACACGTACCTCAAGCCATCGCTCAAGGGCTTCAAGGCATTTCGGATGGGTCAGGTAGATGCTCCGAGCGCGAGAATGCTTCGTGATCGAGGCGTACAGATAGACCTCCAGTCGGACGGCACCAGAAGGGAACAACACACTGCCAATTTCGAGCTGGGCCAGCTCGGTCACACAAACTCCCGTCGAGTGAGTAATACAAATTAGAAACACGTCCCGCTCAGGCATCCCACCTGTTACGGAAGCAACTCTGGCGAGATGTTTAAACTGGCTTGGGCGAAGGGATGTAGCACGGCGAATTGGTGGTCTCATAACGCTCTCTGTCAGGATTGATGACGGATCGAGGTTGATCCTTAGAGAGCAGTGGCGGGGCCTCCTGAAAAGGGTAACAGCAAGCCCGCAGTGGGGTTATAGGAAGGTTCTCACGTACGTCTGACACGCCCGCAAAGCGATCAATCCTTGGTCACCGTCGCCGGTGATGGCGACAATTCGTTGAGCAGCCGCTGGGTCAAGTTCGGCTCGCGCCGCTCCATAAACCACGCCGCAGGTGCCGGCGGTGGCTGACACCCCACCGCTACCACCCGAGGCGGCGGTACTGAGTAGGACTGACAGCCGCAGGTCAGCAGTAGCAAGCCGGTCACGCAGACGAGCCTGGTTCGTTTGAGCATTACGTATTTCCTTGTAGTGGATTTCGTCATTAGCCCGCAGGCGATCCTCCAGGGCCCGGCGGGCTTCCTGCTGAGTTTCCTGCCAGTTGATCACCGCCGTGGCGGCCTGCTCGCGATCAGTGCTGTACGCCTCGGCCTGATCAGCGAGATCCTTGCCGTAGGCGTTGGCCTGCCGCGTCCAGGCCAGCCAACCACCCAGGGCGAACCCCAGCACCAGGGCCAGTACCTGTAACAGCCAGCCCGGGGCCTTCAAGGCAGCACCTTCAATGCACGCTCATACAGCGCCTCGCGATCCGCCAAGCCGTTGGTTCCACCGTTGATGCGCTTGGTGATGGTGAGGAAGTCGCCCTTATCGGCCAGTCTGTTCAACCCCGCCCGCTGCCAGAACCAACCCGCCGACAGCGCGGCATACACCGGGGTTTCCAGCAGCTCGGGGGTATTGAGCAGCCGAGCATCGCTGAACAGAGCTTCACTGCAGGCTTCGTAGTTGGCCCGGCCCGTGATCTGAATCAGCCCCCGGCCCCGATACTTCTGGCCGTCTCCATCCGCTTCGGGAGTATTGCCCAGGCGCTTGGCCAGGGTGCCGGTGTCGTACTTGCTCAGGTACTGATTGCTGCCCAGCTCGCGCACCCATTGCAGCTGGCCGGACTCGTGGCCGATCTGCGCGATGAACGCAGCAACGCGCAGGCGGGTGATGATTTCGTACTTGCTCATCGCCGCGTTGAGAGCAGGAACAAAAACGCCGGCTTTAGCGCCGGCGTTGGGGAGGATCTGCAGCAGCTGCTGCGTTGTAATAGCCATCATGAAACACTCAGGTATTGATGATATTCCAAAGAAGGAGGCACGCAAGATCAAACAAACAAGGCTACACCCGTTCACTTTAACGCCAACGCCCCCACTCACTAGCAGCCAAAAAGCGGACATTAAAAAGCCCGCAACTTGGCGGGCTGAGAACAGCCATACTGACTATTTACAACAAAAAACTTGCCATAGACTAAAAATCTATTTCCTCAAACACAAGTACCCATAATTACCAACAAACCCACCATCAATAAAATGCGCTCGCCCCTCTTCAATAAGAGTTACTTGGATTTCATAAGCAGAAGATAGAACCTTCTCAAGCGCTTTTTTTGCGAGGACCGTTACTGGGTAGATAATCTCCCCATCTTTAACTCCCTCAGGAAGCCTTCCAGGCCCATTAGAAGATAGCATTGAGCGCTGAACAAGCACTGCCGTCTTGTCAGTTTCAGAGAGAGGAGTCCTTGTGACGAATAAGCGCTCCGCTCCTAAAGATACAAGCCTGGAAAGAAAACGGAGCGGATCTGGCGTATATTGAATCGACCCACAGATCAGAACAAAGTCTACGCGACCAAGCCTTTCTAAAGCCCCTTCTATAGAGTCTGCAAAAATCAACTCATCACTTTCTAACTCTTTTGCTGCTGAAACCATTTGTGGAGTTTCCACCACACACCAACGGACTCGCTTTTTATCGCCCATGGCAGACTTAAAAAAATAATAGTGGTAACCACCACCCCCACCAAAATCCAAAACATTTAACGTATCACTATCACTGCCACTCAGAGCAAGACCTGCGCTTAACGCACGAAGTGCATTCATATCAAACGCAGCCCGCCCGTTAGAGACAGCGTCTCGCACAACCTTATTCTTCTCGACTACAACCTTTGCAATGATATTACCATCATATCCAGAACCACAATCCTCGAGAGCTTCCGCATATGATTCATATGTGCGAACTTTTCTTCTAAACCTAGAAAAAAGCTTTATGATCAGTGGAGGGCAAATTAGTAGAATAATTTCTTTGAAGTTCATTTCTCTATGGGTTCCGCCAAGTATTTATACAAAATTGTAATCAATTTGCGTCAAGACTGACACTCACTTCCTAAAGATTCTCGACCCTGAGCGGCTTGGCTTCTTTCTTTTTCTTGCCTTTGGCTTTCGCCTTGCCCTTCTTGCCGCCGTTGCACTCGACCGTGGTGCTCCACCCAGACTGGGTGAACACCTGCTCGACCGAGTCCACCAGGTACTCGCCATCGAGGCCGACCTTGAAGCCTTGGGCATTGATCATGCGTTCAGCGAATAGATCGGTTCGGCCAGGCATCTCCAGGCGCACACCGGCGGTGCTGCGGTTGAATGCAGCCAGACGCGCCTTTGCGGCCTGTTCGGCTGCGGACTTGTTCGGATAGATATGGCGGTCGGTGTGCACCGGCGGCAGGCCGTCCGGGGATTCCTCGTTGCCCAGGTCGACGACCCGCAGCTTTCCGCTCTTCTTGTCCTGGTGCTTGGTCTGCACCGCCTTGTGGGTGGTTTTGTCCCCCAGGCGAAACTGATAGCGGCTCACATCGCGGCGGGTGATGGTGACGGTGCCAAGAGCTTTGCCGCTCGCGCTCTGCCCGGCCTGCCGAGGCAGCACGAGCAACTTGCCGTCGACCACCTTGGCTGTGCAGTCGTACTGCTTGGCCAGGCGGGTGATGAAGTTGAAGTCGGATTCGTTGAGCTGGTCGACCCTGGGCACCTTGGTGGTCACCGTGCACACTGGCTGCCAGCCGTTGCGGGTAGCCACATCGCGCGCGATCTGCTGCAGCGGGACATCTTCCCAACTACCGCTGCGGGTGGTCTTGCCACTGCCGCGCATGTCGCTGGCCTTGCCCCGGATCTCGATAGAGTCGGGCGGCCCCGTCACCACGACCTCGTCTACCGTGTAGCGACCCAGCCGGGTCAATGACTGGCCGGCGTACCCCATGAACACCTCGATACTGGCACCACGACTGGGCAGCGCCACCGCGCCATCTCGGTCATCGATGCGCAGCTCAAACTCGTCCGACTCCATGCCGGGCTTGTCCGAGGTGCGTAGGGTCAACAGCCGGTCATTGATCAGCGCGGTGATGTTCTTACCGTCCGCAACGATTCGGAACATGGGGCTCATTTAAATACCTCAGAAACAAAAAAGCCCCGTTTATACGGGGCTCTGTCATATATTTTATGTCTTAAAAGGATTCAACAGGCTTTTGGGCTGCGGCTGTAACTTTCTTCGCGTCAAGATTGGGGAAGCTGAAGCTAATTATCAAACTAGAGTCGGCTCCCTCTCCTGCAAGCTCGACCTCAGCAATTCGAATATTGTCAGCGGATGCATCCAGAAGACTGGCAATGCTAGCGAATCTTTTATTCAAATCGACCCCTTCAATGAACGTGTAAACCAAGTTACCGCTATTGAATGCTGCCGACTCATAGTTGGTAAGTTTAAAGTTAAACTCCTCAGGGCTAGAGGCCTTAGAAGCCAGCTGGACTAAATCTAGTTCAGTCTGACCATTAGCAAGACCGGCTAGAGTGAACGTTTTACTAAGAGAGCCTACTACAGTTGCGTAAAGACTCTGATCATAGGCACTATTCAACGACACCGTGATCAATTTTGAATTAGAAAAAACCAGTACTGCATCAAACTTATGCCCAAGAAAATCTACATCATCTAGGCACAATGCCTTCCCGCCGATCTCCTCAGAGCAGTCATAATAACCCTTTGACTTCGGATAAGCGGAAACAGGAGATTCATAGGCATACGACTTAAAAAGGTTATCACTAGCAGAAGCACTCAGCGCGCATCCCAGCATTCCCATACCAACTAAAAAACCTACAACTTTTTTCTTGTTCATCAGCCAAGTCCCTAGCATTGTAGAAATTACTATCCGAATGCTACCAAACTGCCACCTTTAATCCCATAACTTCACCACAGCATCAGGCACGCTAGGCAACTCCGGCAGCACGATCAGCACCCCAGCCCGGAACGGCTGGGGTTCGTCGGCCAGCCCCTGGTTGGCATCCAGCACCGCTTCGACACTGCCATTCAGGTGCCCGTAATACTGGTGGCACAAGGTGTCGAGCAGATCCCCGTCAGACGTTCTGCATGTCGTCGCCATAGCTCACAAACTCCAGTGAAAAACCCTGCTTACGCGGGATGCCCCCGGCCAGCAGATGGCTCTGCTCCTCCTCAAGGCTGGTCAGGCACCAGGTGCCCAGCACCTCGCCATAGCCCGTGGTCAGGCTCAGCGGCTGCAGGCGGCGCCCGATGCTGCGCAGTTTTTGCAACTGACTCAGACCACCCTTGAACCCCGGAAACACCGCGCCCTTGAGGGTGATCTTGTCGTCACCCTGCCCCACCGCCTGCTGCGCGATGCTACGGGTCAGGCGTTCCTGGCCCGCCCAGCGGAAACCGGTCTGCCGGCGCAGCTCTTCAAAGGCTGCAGTGTCGAGGTTGAAGTAATACGGCTGTCCACCAGCCTTCAGCGGGTGAATGATCAGCAAGTGCGGGAACGGCTTCACCGCCTCGGCCGCCGGGGTGCCCAGATTGCCGAATGAACCGGTCGGGAGGATGTCGCCCAGGGAGGGACTGACCTGCCCACCGATCCGGTTGATCGCAGCACTGGCCTTGGCGGTCTGTTCCTGTAGCGTACCGAGCCGCTGCTGGATCTGCCCCGCCGCCGACACGGCCTGGCTGTACTTGGCCGCCACCTCACCGACCACGGACTGCGCGGCGGTGATGCCGCGCAAGGTCCGCTGCAGCTTGCCCCCCATCTCAGGCCCCACAAACGGGATGTTCTCCAGCTCCGAGGCAGCACCGGTAATCTCGCTGATGGCTCCGTTCAACGGGGTCAGCATGCCATCCGCACTGCTGCGGCCCGCCTCCCCCGCCTCGACCAGTGACTGGAACCCTGACTGCAGTTGTTCCATGTACGCCATGGCACCTCCTTAAACGTGTGGTTCGTCCGACAGCTGACGAGCCGCAGCCTGGCGGCTGTACTCGTCGAACATCCGGCGCATATAGGGCTCGACCTCCCGGGCCACCTGAGCCGGGTCTTTAACGTCCCCTTGCACCGTGACCTGCAGGTTCGGCGAGAAAGCAAATTGCTGGTCGACCTTGGGCACCTGCTTCGCAGGTTCGGGCGCCTTGAGCATTGCTGGTGCAGCAGCCGACGGCGAGGCGGTCCCCATGGAGCGCACCACCTGCCCCATCGTCGGGGGTGTCTGGCCGGTCTTGAACGATTTCGCGATGTCACCCAGGACCGGAGGAATGTTCTTCCCGGCGTTGACCATCATCAGCGGCCCCGCTGCAGGCATCCGCTTGAGCGAATCGTCAGAACCAAACATCGCTTTGCCGGCATATGAGCCAAGGGCATCCCCGCCAAAGTAACCAACAGTGCCGCCAATGGCGGCACCGATAGCGCCACCGATGGCCGTGCCAAGCCCTGGAACGATGGAGCCTAGAGCCGCCCCAGCGGCCAACCCCATTTTTGCCCCCACCAACGAGCCTGCTAAGCCCCCCGCCGCACCGCCATAACCTTCGGCTTTTTCATCACGGGTCTTGGCATTCTGGTAGGTGTCCGCGACCTTAAGTCCGGATCCCAACACCGACAGCAAGCCCACCCCCTTAATCGCTGGTGCCAGCCCCTTGAAAAAAGCGCCTGCACCTTTAAGGGCCGTCGAACCTAGGCTTGCAGCGCCCTTGGCAACACGTCCCATACCGCCACGGCTGAAGACATTCCTGAGCGCCTGACCGACACGGCCGAGCCGCCCCGTACTTCCTGCACGGCCTCCTTTACCACCTTTTCCGCCTCTCTTGTCCTTGCCACCGTCGAGGTCGTAATCGCTACCGCCGCCACCCAACCCGCCGGCGTTGGTGACAAACACTCGCTGGATCACGTTCGGGTTACCCATCAACGAGCCTCGGGCCACATTGAGCATACCCTTGCCGATCTTGAAGGCGTTGACCGCCAGCCCCAGGGCACTCAGCCCTGCGGCAACAGCGGTAAAACCTGCAATAACGGGGGGATATTTATCAGCGAGACCGGCCAAGGCATAACCCACTTTTGCCATGCCGTCCGCGACACCATCTGTCAGCGGACGCAGCGCATCACCGATGCGGGTCATCGAGGCTTCCATACTGCTCTTGACCATCGACCACTTGGCGTTGGAAGTCTCCCGCGCCTTGTTCGCGTCCTGCTCGATCTTGGCCTGGCCATCGGTCTCCTTGATGGTGGTCATGTCCTCCTTGATCGTGCGGCCATACTTGATCTGCGCCAACAGACCGGCGCTAGCACTCTTGTCGCTGACGATACCGACCAAGCCAGCCGACTCCAGCAGTGACGCCATGGCCTGGGCTTCCTCGGCACTACCGTCCGCGCTTTCGCGAATGCGTTTTTTGAGTGCCTCTACTTCCTTGGCTCTGGATGGGTCCTGCTTCCTGAGCAGTACATCGCTCAGCTTAATAAAGGCATCGACCGGGTTGTCGGCCTTACCGTTTCTGGTGTTCTCAGCAAGAGACCCCACCAAGTCGATTCCCTCCTTGGCGAATCGATCTTGACTGGTGCTACTGATGATCGCGCTCAGCAGGTTGTCCATGTTGGTCGCGGCGGCGGCCACGTCCTGGGTCTGCTTGTATTGCGACTGCAAACTGGCACCCAAAAAGCGCACCGCTTCGGGCCCCTCCATGCCCAACGTTTTGATGGTACCCAGCAAGCTCGGCATGTACTTGGCCATGTCCTTCGGACCAAACGCACCAATGTCGCCAGCGGCTGCGACCTGCCCCAGCATCGCGCCCATCTCTTCCTTTTTAACGCCAGCCTCCTTGAACGCGCTAAACAGCGTGGCAATGGTTTCGGCCTCCATACCCTGACCATCAACCAAGTCCGCGATCAGCGGCGAGTAGTCAACCGACTCCTCCCACTCGATCCCCTTTTCGATCAGCCCACCCACGGCCTTGGCCAAAGCTTGTTGGCCCATCCCTTTCTTCGCAGCGACCTCAGAGATCTTGTCCGCCATCTGTTTTTCGGCGTCCGTGCCGGCGGTGTGGGCCCACAAGGCCATCTGCCGGATCTGCGCCTGATAGTCACCCGATATCTTGGCGGGAATGGCCACCACGCCGACACCGGCCACCGCCTGACCGATACCGGATTTAAGACCCTACTTGCCCTGCTGGATCTGGGTGTACCCCAAAGCCTTCAATTCAGCACCACGGGCGACCTTTCCCAGAGCCTGATACTCCTGGCGCAACTTATGCACCTGGATACCTTGCTTCTGCAGGGCGCTCAGATTGCCCTCTAGCTTGCGCAGCAATCCATCCGCCGAGGCCGCACCGGTGTCGTGGGCCTTCTTCCACTCGTCCCGCAAACGCATGGTTTCGCCAATGGTGTTCTTCAGCACCTTGGCCTTGTTGCCTTGCTCCTCCAGCTTCTTGATCCGGCCCTCAACCGTCTTGAAGGCTGCCCCTACCGTCGAACTGACGGCGCCGCCGATCACCAGCCCCAACGTCAGCTTGCTTGCCATCTGATTCACCTATGCCAGAGTTGATGGGCTCAGTCCGTGAGCCACCAGACCATGTCGGAAAAGCGCATGGTCATGATTTCCTCAGCGGAGAAATGCAGCTCGCTCGCGAGCCGCTTCGCCGCCATCTTCATCACCGCCGGGTCAAAGTTCGTCGTCTTGCACCAGGCGAAAATAGCCGGCCTGCAGGCGCTGGTAATCCTTGAGGGTCATGCCCTCCAGATCCTTGGCGCCGACCTCGGCCAGGCTGGAGAACAGCATGAGTTCGCGCTGTTCGTCGTCACTGCCAGCGGCAGTGTTAGCGGCGCGCACATCGCGCACGGTGGGTGCGCGCAGGGTGACCTTGTCGCAGACCACGCCATTCATCTCCACCGCCTTGGTGAGGGTCACGACCACGCTCTCGGCGCTCAGGGTCATCCAGGCCGGTGTCTTTTTCGATGCTTGAGTCATTGCTGTTTTCCTTACAGGCCAAGGGCCGAACGTTGAGCGGCGAGCTGGTCGACGCCGTTGATCACGCGCTTCATGCCCAGCGCATCGATCTCGTAAATGAGACGGCCGTCGACTTCGAGCTTGTAATAAGTCAACGCCACGTTGTGCTTGATCTCGGCCTTGTCGCCGGCCTTCCAGTCGCCCATGTCGACCTCCTTGAGCATGCCGCGCAGGGTGACGATCACCGGGGTGACCTTGCCCTTGAGGCCCTTGAAGGCACCCCGGAACACGCCATTGAAGGCGGTACCGTCGGCCAGGCCGAAGAGCTTCAACGACTCGCGGCGCACGCCGGTGGTGGTAAAGCCGGATTCTTGTTTTTCCATGCCCATGTCCAGCTCCACCGGCAGGTCCATGCCGCCGGCCCGGTGTTCCTCTGTCTTGAGCGTGAGCTTGGACAGGGTCAGGCTTGGGACATCACCCTGGAAGCTGATGCCATCGGCGAACAGGTTCATGTTCGCCAGGGTTTCGGGAATCATTGCCATTGCTGCGGCTCCTTAAGCGGCGGAATCGAGGACTTCAGTCAACCACTGGTTGGTGACCTCGACACGGAAGTTGGGGTTTTCGGCGGGCGGCACGTCGGTAAAACGGATGTTCCAGTACACCTTGCCCTGCTCCAGCTGGCTGGCGGTGTTGAGTTCGGTGTCCGCGTAGACCTCGAAATTGATGATCGCGCCCTGGTTCTTCAGGTCGCGCATGAGCGCCTGCAGGCCCTCGGTCACGTCCTTGACATAGGTCGCGGTGATCGAGCGGTCGACCGCCCACTTGTGCCCGTAAAGGATCGCGTCCATGACGATGTCCATGGTTCGCACCCGGGTGACAAACGCCCACTTCGGATCGCTCGACAGCGTGCGGTTGCCCCACAGCCGGAAGCCCGCATCACGAATGATCGTGGTGATGTTGGCGTTGTTCAGCAGGTTGGCCCAGCAAGTCTCGTCGCCGTCGAGGAACTCAATGGGGCGCGTGGTACCGGTGAGGCCGACAAACTCCTTGTTCGATGGCGAGGCCCAGAAGCCGTACTCGTTGTCGGTCCAGGCGAACAGGCCCGCGGCCCAGGCCGAGGCCGGCGCATCGACGGTCGCGCTCTCGCCGGTGTCCCAGTACTGAATGCCCGGGTCGACCAGATAGGCCCGCTTGGCGCCGAAGTTCTTGGCGTACTCCATGGCCGCCTCGTCGGTGGTGTTGGGGCCATCGAGGATGGCCAGGCCCCGCAGCTTGTCGGCCAAGGCCACCAGGGCTGTGCCGACCGGCAGATTGGCGCTGTGCTTGGGAGCCACCAGCAAACGCGGCTGAGCATTGAAACGGCTCTTGCCGTCGAGCAGCGCTTGCAGGCCGGTACGCTTGCCGCTGGCCAGCACCCCACCGATGATCGCCGAGGTCTGCTGCGCAGCGTCCTGAACCTTGGCCACACCGCACGCCACGATCACCGCCTTGGCGCGCTGGTAGATGGCCTTGCACGCCTTGGTGATGGCCGCATCCGGGCCCCAGGCCGCGATGGCTTCACGTTCGTTGGTGATCAGCAGCAAGTCGTTGGCCTTGGCGCTGAAGTCGGGGCCTTCGGTGAAGGTGTCCACCAGGCCGATGATCGAGGACGACGGCAGCGAGATAGTACGCGTGCCGGTGTCCACATTGGTGACAGTAACGCCGTGAAAGAAACCACTCATGGATAAGCTCCGGACAAGAAAAAGCCCCGCATGAGCGAGGCTGTGGGAGGAACAGGCGCCGAAGCGCGGGAAAGAAAACGCCCCGTCGGTGCGAGGCGCTTACTCGGTTTGCTCGGCGATCCAAGGTGGAGCCACCGGGCGGTGCTCGATCTGTGGAAAGTCCACCGACTGCGGCCAGTCGCGCAGGGCCTGCATGTACAACAGCAGCTCGTTGAACTGATCACCTGCCAGCGTGGTAGTCGCGGCTATTTCGAGCTGGTCACGGTGACGCTCGCGCAACCACATCACCGAGGACAGCTCGTCGTCGCGCCACTCGCGCTCCAGTGCTGCCGGATCTGGGACCACCTCAGGGGAATCGATAAGGTATGGCAGACCGCGTTCATCGTGAGCGCGAACTTTGCCAGCGGGAGGGTTACCGATAACCGCCATGTAAAGCTCATCAGTGATTTCGACTGCATCTGCGGGCATCGACGCGTGCATGCCGCGCAGGTACGTTGTTTGAGTTGTCTGGCTATAAAAGCGCATGGGACCTCCTTCAGCCTCCAATTGCGATGTATTTAACGTCATTAGGGATGCGCCCCGAAGATCTTAAAGCTGACATCCGTAGCCGATGGTCCGCACGCCAAAAGAGTCTTGGTAGGTTTCCAGGCGCAGGTCCTCGAACGACTTGATAAGGCTCAAGTCCGTTGTGATTTACGAATTCATCAAACTCCAGGCACAAAAAAGCCCTGAAAAACAGGGCTAATTACTTACTACGAGCTTTTCAAAAAACTCTATTTCTTCAGACAGAAATACCCGTAATTATCAATAAACTTGCCATTAACAAAATAAACTCGCTTTTCTTCAGCCAATGACGACTGAATGAAATAAGACGACAATATCAAATCCTCCACTTTACTTCTCGACATAACAGTAAGAGGATATTTTATTTCAACATCATCAAATCCTTCAGGAAGCGGCCCAGGTCCATTTGATGAAAGCATGGAACTCTGAATAACAACAGGTGGATTCTCAGCATCTACAATTGGGCTTCTAGTGATAAACAACCTATCCGCACCTATAGATATAAGCTTTGAAAGAAATGACATTGGATCTGGGGTACAATGAATAGATCCGCACGCTAAAACAAAATCTACTCTACCCAGTCTACTTGAGGCTTTTTCTATAGAGTCTTCAAAAAACAGCTCAGTACTTTCAAGCTCCTTTGCAGCTGCAACCATCTCCTCGGTTTCGGCAACACACCAGCGAATCTTCTTCCTACCGGCAACAATTGAGCTTATAAAAAAATAGTGATAACCACCGCCACCACCAAAATCCAAGACATTTATTGTCTCATGATCAGAACATGCAACAATTGCACTAAGCGCACGAAGCGAGCTCATGTCGAACTCCGCTCTACCGCGCAAAGCCAAATCCCTTACTCTTTTGTTTTTCTCAACAACAACCCTTGCAATAACACTACTATTGTACCCTGGACCACAACTTTCAAGTGCGGAGGAGTACGAACTAAAAACCTCTGCCCTTCTAATAATCCTTGATGCAATCTTTGTAATCAGCGGGGGACATAATAAAAGCGCAGCGCCCTTAAGACTCATTCTTACTCTCCATTTTGTATCACAATTACATCATGCATGATACATATAGGATACATAGAGAGTTTTTCAGAGTCACTAAAAAAGCGCATAGGGCCTCCCTCATCTTCCGATCGCGATGTATTTAACGCCGTTTGCGACGTAGCTACCGTATGTTTTAAAGCTGACACCGTTTTTCGACAGACCGAACGAGTTGATTGCATCCTGATTCGCGCCAGCGTTCACTTCTCCGAGATATCCACTCGCAACCACAACATAAGCAACAGAAGGGAAAGCCATCGGGAATGACACAGCTATCGGGGTAGGGCTTACGGCGCCCGAGGTTCCCCACTGAATCACAAGACCGCCGAGCCAGGAGGGGAAGGCGATGTATCCATTTGCAGCCAGACTGATCGAGAATCCCCATCGCAATTTTTGGGGGTAACGATTACCTCTTCATTCTCGCTATCCAGCATTTGCACAACTGTACCAACCCTTGCTGTGCCCCGATTAGCTTCAGTGGCCTGTGCGGTCGCCGCCTTGTCTGCCTTTTCAGCAAGAGCCCCATCCAGCTCAGTTTTCGTCGCTTTTGTTGCAAGAGCATTGGTCATCGTGGCGGCGAAATTAGGGTCGCAGCCAAGTGCATCTGCAAGTTCTTTCAGGGTGTCAAGAGTACCCGGGGCCGATGCGACCAGGACTGCCACCGCCTGCTGGATCGCCGCTGTAGTTTCAGGCTTGGTGAATGCATCGGTGATGCCATAACCGGCCACTGTAGTCCCATAACCGGCCACTGTAGTCGGGTCGGTCCCGGTGAGTACGACACCGCGTTTATCGATGGTGACCTGCCTATAAGTACCTGCTGTCTTGTTCGCAGGCAGCGCCATTGCCAGCGAATCATCTACATATTGCCGGCTGGCCAGCACCACCGCCGGATCGATCTTTAACACGATCTGCGCGGTGTTGACGACGATGAAGTTCATGCGGATGACTTGGGTCTTGCCGGTGCCCTGGGCCAGCAGGGGCTTGAAGCTCGGGGCGCAGTTGGCTACCGCCACCAGGTCACCGTCGGCATCGAACAGACCGATCTCACGAATCCAGCGCCCGCCCACATCGGAGGGGATCACCTGCTCAGTGATAATGATGTTCGGGTTCGCCGGGTCACCAACGCCTCAGGGCTACGAATGAGCCAGCAGATGCTGCGCAACCGCTGGGACGATGCGCGGGAGAAGGCTGCCTCAAGGCTGCGGCCGATGGCGATCCGGCACTGGCGGTCAGCATTCGGCAGTTTCAGTTCAAGGACATTCGGCCGAAGGCGGCTAGTGAGATTGAGCTGACGCATGCAAGCCGGTTGCTGGGACACTCAACTGAGGAGATGACCAAGAAGGTCTACCGGCGAGTTGGGGAGATCGTTAAACCTACGAAGTGATTCCGTGTTTGCAAGTATCATAATTGGCGGCTAACGGCCTAAGCAGTCAGTAGGACATGTCCACGAAACTACGGGCGATTCATTACTTTCCGACTAGGTGTAACAAAGAAGGATCTGTGGTGCTCTAATGTTTTTCGTTCGTCGATAGATCAATAAAACCTTGGTCCGACGCATCGAATGAACCCCAGTGTCTAGACATTCAGGTGCAGAAGGCTCAGTGGCTTTGCTCTCAAGCTTTGAGCGCTCAAAATCGTCGCAATTCGCTCCTGATGCGTATCCGGAAAGTAGATCTTTCCAGACGATCTTGTGATCGCGGTGTACAGCAGTGCCAGTTTTTTTGATAGCTCGGTTTTGCTTCGCAGGTCAGCAAAATAGTACAAGTCCTCAGAAATTGCCATTCTCGGAAGCTCGTAGTTTTTCACTGTAAAGACTGTGGCCAATAACGGACGTGACGGTTTTCCATCAGCGAGCTCAGCCAATTTGGCGCATTGGTAAAGCCCGGAAACACCAAATTTGGTACCAACAACTTCAAGCCATTGCTCGACCCTAAGAAAGGCGTCGTTCCACCTCATTTCCGCATGCAATTGTTCCCAGGTTCTGAAGCGAGCAATAGCCCCGTGGCTCGGACGCTTGCCATGCATATACAAATCAAGACACCCCTCTAGGAAGGGTTCGAACTCATTAGTCCAGTCAATGACCGCAGCACCTTGGCTCAAATCGCGATTGCGAATTAACCAGTCAAAAATACCCCAATCATCGGCCACCAGAATTACTGAGGGTTCAGGAGGGAATGAGTCCGCTCGGTATTCAGCCACCACTGTGTCTTTCGCCTTATCAGCTACAAACGGTAACACACTTACATCTGGGAACTCAGCTAAAAGTGGGTTGATGTAATCGGCCAATGCTGGGCCTGCTCGTAATGAGATAGCCATTTCGCGATGGCGAATTCTCGCGTTATGGGGAATGTATCGTCCTTGAAGATTTTGGAACTGGTCCCCCAAGGTAATTACAGTTTGAGGTGACCTGTCGAGGATATCGACCATTGGCCCGCTCAAGTCATGGCCTTCGTCAACGATTACCGTATCAATAGATTCAGGTAAGTGAAGCCTCGACAAAGCCATTTGTTTCACGCGGTGGTAGCCACGGACCGGAAGGGGATCCGCCTCCTCCTCAAAGCTTGTCATCTTTAGCCAAAGCTTTCCGGCCGCGGCCGCTACCATTTCTTGCTCCAAAGTCGAGAGCCAGCGGACTTGGTCGGAACGTATATGACGGGTGGTGATCCGAACATCGTTTGAAAAGCAAAATTTGGCGATTACCGACCAGCAAAGAGCCGCCACTTGGGCAGCGCTACGATTACCGATAAGGCTGATCCCGGCCTTTTCTGCGATCGCTGAATACGAGAGTGGTAGTCTCGAGATCGCCTCCAACCTTGCCTCAAGAGTCATATTCCCGCCCGCCAGAAGCCTCGTAGCCATACGCCTGAATGTTATCGCCCAAACCCGCTCCTTGGAAAATCGAGCCCGGATGGGTTCGAGCTTCGATTCCACATCGGCGAGAAACAGGATTCTACGCTCTGGCATAAGAGCCAATATCTCATTCAGCACAAAGGACTTCCCAGTGCCCGCGTGAGCTTGAGCATCGATGGAATCCTCAATGTTTGCCCTAATGTTCTGAACCAATCGTAACTGGTGATCGCTTAGCTTTATTAGCAAACCATTGGGGCGAACATGCTCATATTTGATGGCACCCAATGAAACCGTGTGCTGCTTCCCATAATCGAAATTCCAGGTGCCCTCGGGATGAATGTACTGACGACGAGCAACCGACTCCTTGTCCATCAGACCGATCTCGACTGCAGATGCTTGGAGAAGTCCCGCTTCAAAATCAACCTGGCTGTAGGACTCAGCCAAGGCCGCTCTCAGCTTATCGGAGTGATGAGTTAGTAGATTTGCAAACACCCGCTCCATCTCCAGAGGCGAGCGCACGGGCAGCTTGGGTAGTTGGAGCACGTAGAGAATCGCCGCTACCTCATAGCGAGACAGACGAACCACGTCTGGAGCAGTACCGATTGAAAGCGCTGCGCTGAGGTTTTCACTTAGAGGCAGGTACCAGCGAGGTTTCTTCATGAAAATCTTATGTCCCTAAAATTTAGCGCCGACCTTACCAGAGCTTTAGACTAACCCTCGAGGCGTGCGATATAGCAATAATCTACTCAAACAATTGCTTTCAAAGCTAGATGAACGCTCATAGTTCGCTCAAGCGTACCTATATCTCCGGGTCACCTGACTGTTTCGATGCAATTGTTCCTGAATTCATAGAATAAGCGCAACGCTTGAAACGAGAGGCAGAGAGCCAGCCACCGGTAGAATCCAGGCTCTCACACCGAAGGATTCAAGCGCAGATGACTACGCATTACCGGCAGCTGACTCAGGGACAACGTTACCAGATTGAGGCTGGCTTGAGCGCCGCAGAGAGCCAGGCGAGCATTGCAAAGCGGGTCGGCGTGAATCCCTCGACGATCAGTCGCGAGGTTCGCCGCAACAGCACCCAGAATATCTACAAGGCTG